TGATTCTTATGGGTTTATTTGAGGCAGAAGCCACCCAAATACATGGTAGGGGTGATTATGGCAGAAATGGTGCTAAAGGCTCTCTCTGGTGTGCTTATCAGTCAGCAACAGCATGGTCAACTCATCTTGGTGACTATGATAAAGATGCCAAGAAATATATTGTGCAACAAAGAAGACAGAATGATGTTCGCAATATGATTAATAGTAAATCATGGAAGGACTTAGAAGTAGCTTAATATATAGGGGGAGAAATCCCCCTTTATAAAAAAACATTTTATTTATGTTTTATGGTTGATTTAGTTGTAGAAATATATAATATAATATGTATATACAAAAAATTGCACAGGAGAACAAAATGGAAAATACTAACCTTAAACAATTAGAAAAAATTAAGCATCTTTTAATATTGAGTACAAATAGCCACAAAAACCAAGACAAAGATGATTTAATAGAAGCACTTTGTACTGTAGATGAATTAATTAAAGAACAAACACAAAAATAAATAACTTATGCACAGGAGTTAAAAATGGCAACAACTATTATAACAAAAAACCAAGAAGAAATTGGTTGTAGATTTTGGGGTGGAGATCAAAGAGGTGTTACTATCCGACTAGACCTTACAAAAGAAGAATTTGCAAATTGTAAAGATGTCTTTGTAAGTTTTGAGTTTGATGACAATTTTGTTTCTCTTAGTAAATTTGTTGATGATTGGGTTTCTGAAAATAAAACAATAGAATTTGAAGATGCACATTCTCTTAATAATAGAGCAAGAGAAATAGAAACTTGTAGATGGTTTGGAAATATAGATGTAGGTTTTCAACTTTCAAAAACTGCAGATGATCTTAGAAAAAGAGCAAAAGCATCTGTAAAAGATTCAATTTCAATTATTAACTAAATCTTAGCACAGGAGATTATAATGGAAAAACCAATAGTAGCCAGTGAACTTATATCTGCTTTGTCTAATCCAAGTAGAGGTATAGCATCATATGTAAATGGCAAGTATGCAGTTGGTATGGCAAAACATACTCAAATACAAATACTTCAGAGTCAAAAGTTTGTACTTAGTGATAATATGATAAATCATGCTGTTGCTGGTTCATATGTAAAACCAAAATATTTATATTCAGCTTTACTTAATTGTATACCACCATTTAGTAATATGTGGATAGAGTGGGATGAGCATAAAAGAGTACAAGCTAATCATCAAGAAATGATCAAACTACATGGTAAAGAAAATTGTGAACCATTACAGTTAGAAACTATACCACAATCATTAGGTTATCATATAACCAAAGTAAATGGCAGAATGCTTTATACTTGTTACTACAAAACACAACAGGATAGATTTTACTGTCCAGAAATGGGTTTTGATATAAATAGTGATGGTGGTTATTCTTATGAAAAAAGTCTTGACCAATGGAAAGGACAAAATCCTAATCTTAAGTATATTACTGAAGAAGAATATCAACAAGAAACTATCCTTAATGGTATAATAATGTTAGGTGAGGGTTATTGTAAGTCATTTGACTCTGTACAAGATAGTTCAGATATAGTTAATATTTGTAGAAACCTTATACCTACACAGACAGCATCTACCCATTGGCATAGGTCAGCACAACTATTCTTAAGACCTATACAACATGAAGATAGTATTAGGCATCATAAAGATTTAACTTCATTGTCAGGTGATGCAAGGTTCTTAATATCATTACTTAATATTCTTAATTATGACTTAGTAACTACAGAATCAGTTATACCACCTAGAAAAATTAATCATATATATATGAATAAGCCAGTTCCTAAAAATGAATATAAAATTGTAGAGATTGATTTACCTAAACCAAGAGGTAAAAAAATATATAATAAAATATTCACAGGGCAAGGTTCTCCTAAGAGGTTACATTGGAGGAGAGGTCATTGGAGAAGAATAACTGATAGGAATGGTAATACTGTAAAAAGAACATGGATTGAGGAGCAAAAGGTTGGCAATCCAGAATTAGGAACTATAATACATGATTATGTATTAAAAAGTAGGAAACAATAATTGGGGGATTATTATGAAATACTTTATTATATTATTTATTCTGTTTGTGCTTTGTTTTAAGGCACGAGCAGATGAGGTAAATTGTTTAGCTCTCAATATATACCATGAAGCTAGAAACCAACCCTTAGTGGGCAAATTAGCAGTAGCACAGGTAACAATGAACAGGGTAGAACATGATAACTTCCCAGATAATGTTTGTGCTGTAGTTATGCAAGGATTTTATACAAATAACCATCCTATAAAAAATAAATGCCAATTTAGTTGGTGGTGTGATGGCAAATCTGATAAGCCAAAAGATAAACAAGCATGGCAACAAGCACAATATTTAGCATATCAATTACTTGATGGTTTGTTTGTAGGTATTGACTTAGTTGAAGGAGCAACACATTATCATGCTATATATGTCAAACCATATTGGATAAAAAAGAAAACAATGGTCAGGAAAATTGCAGATCATATATTTTATAAGTAATAAGTATGCCTAAAAATAAATACGATTATTGTAGTGAATGTAAAGTAAAACTAAAACGTGTAAAACAAAGAAGAACTGACTATAAAAAATGTGCAGAATGTAGAGGAGATGACATAAAAGGTGCTAGTGAACTTCGTGCTATTTTTAAAGAGCTTAAAAAACATTCTTCCAAATTACCGACAGAGGAACTTCGGTTTGAAGATGACCCAAGAGCAGAAGAAGAAATAGAATATGGAAAAGTAATAAAAAAGTCTACTGGTTATGTTTATTCAGAATCAAGTATGGCAGATATAATTAAAGATAATATAAAAAAACATTAAATAAATGTGTTTTAGTGGTTGTGTAGTATATTAAAATATCTTAATATGTATCTATAAACAATTTGCACAGGAGTAACAAATGCAAAAATCTTACGATATATTAGATAAGTTAGATACTTTTTCTAATGATCAATTAATAGAGTTTTATCATAATGCTTATACAACTCATTGTTTTGCTCTAGGACATTATAAAGGGCAAATGAATGAAGGTGCTAAAATGGCATATGCAGAAGAACTTGAAAAGAGGGGCATTACTAAAATACCAGATCAAGAAGGTATTTTTAATGGTAGTGGCACTTATTAACAACAGGGGGATTAATTTCCCCCATCAACCTAGCACAGGAGAAAAAAATGGGAATGTATAATTATATTTCTGATATAGAAACAAAATTTATTGAGGTAGAAGTACCTAAAATTATTAAGGATTCTGACCACTTAGAAGAAGCAATCAAAAGAGCAGAAACATTATGTGAGAATACTTACTTTGAAACTCACAGATCAATCTATGGTTTAGATGAGGTTGTTTCAGATATGTGGAATGAATACTGGTCAAAATATCAATAAGTCAATATTTTAACTTGATTTAAAAGGCATACAGGGGTGGTAAAGATACCCCTCTGTATGTTTGTACCCCTCTAAAACAGGAGATGTTATGAGAAATAATCCAGATGACTTATCTAATCAACTACTAGGCAAAATTAAATTTTGGCTCAAAGGAGAAATACAATCAGTTAAACATAACCCACTTTATGAAGATGATGACAGTAGAGAGTCAGGTATTCTTGAGGGTAGGTTAGAATGTGCTGATGGTTTACTTAATGAAATAAAAAAATGGGAGAAAGAATTATATGGGTAGAGATATTACTGATGCAATAGATGACTGTTGTGAAGAAATAACTGGACATACAAATTGGGCATTCCAAGATGCTGTTCCAAAATTAGAAATGTTAAATCATCAACAAAATAATAATATTAGATGTGTTGTTGTATTTTTTAAAAAACCAGTAGCGGAGGAACAATGAATATGATGAGTTTAATAAATGGTAAGACAACTGTTTTTCAATGTATAGCAGATGCTTATGTAAAGAAAGATTATAAAAGATTTTATTATGGTTTTAACTTATGTATAAGGGCAAAAACAAATATGAAAAAACTTTATATCTACATAATTAGATATACATTAGAAAATAATACCAAGCACAAATTTTCTAGGCAAGGTTGTGCTGATATGTTAAGATTGGCTAGACAATAGGTTTTTAAGAATTAGGCTCATCAGGAAGTGGCTTTGCCCTCCTGTGCAACCCTATAGGCATAACTGAAAGATGAGATAGGTTATGCCATTATTTTGCTATACTTCTTAAACTTTCCATTACAGAATCAATGCTTGGCTCTTTACCATTAGGATTGAGTAAACAACGGAATTTTCTTACACATCCAATACTCATGTCTTGAAATGATAATTCAAAGGTTTTATTAGCACCTTGATATATACAAGCCACTTTGTCTTTATATGTTTTTTGTTTTTTTAATCTACAAACTGTCAAAACTGGTGGTTTTATTATGCCTTGATTTATCTTTTGTTGTCTTGTGTAATCTTTAGGTTTGTATTTATAACCATCTGCATATGCCTTTAAACCTAATACAAGTCCCATAATAACAACTGCTATAACACAAAAGATAATGCCCATTGTTTGTAATGTATCTATTATTTCTTTTTGTTGTTGTCTTTTTTCAACTTTTCTTAATCTTACAGCTTCTTTTTGTTCATTTATTCTATTTGCTCTTTCAGCTAAAATTTGATCCCATGCAGTAGGACCAAACCTAAGATTAATTATTTGTTTTAATTCATTCCTTTTTTCTTCTAATAGTTTTCTGTCTATAAAATCTGTTGCTGTAGATTCAATACCAAATTGTTCTTTTATACCCATTGTACCAGACTTTTTATTCATTTGAGCTTCACCCTCAAAGAATCCATCAATCTGTTTTGCTATGCCTGATATATCTTGAACTGTGGAAATATTAGATTTTATGAAGTCAACAGATTTCTGTACTAAAGCTATACCAGTAAGAATTTCTGCGACAACCATACCATCTCCTTAAGTATTTAACCCTAATATTTTATTTGCTGTTTTTTTATTAATTGTTTTTGATAAATCTTTTATTACTTTGTCATCTTCAGTATCTGGTGGAGTAGTTACAGTATCATCAGCAAAAGCAGTTCCTATAATAGGCAATCCTTCACTAGATGCTCTACTTGTGCCTACAATAGCACTTGCACTACCAGCACCACTTATATAACTATCTGCTATTATTTGTGCATTTCTAATTAATTTATTTCTTGCACCTACATCTGTTAAAGCTGATCTAATTAAGTCAGGATTTTCACTAATTAACAATCTTGCAACTTGTGCCATTTGATCTTCAGACAATCCATCAGAACCTTTTATGTATTTGGCAATCAAACTTTTAGCTGGTGCAATAAATCCTGCATTTGGCAAACCTTGTGCTGTAGCTGCTAAAGATGTTGATATTTGAGTTAGGTTTGCTAAATCTTCCCTTGTACCTACTTTACTTGCATCTATAAGTGTTTTTGCTGTAGGTGATAATTCATCTACCTGTTTTAACAACATTAATGATTTTTCAGCATTAGTAATTTTTTGAATTATAGTGTCTATATTTTCATCAGGATAAATTTTTTCTAAATTTTGTCTTACATTAGTATCTTCATTTGCTAAGTTTCTAATAAATGATTTAGTAGAAGCTGTTCCCTTTTTTTTCCTTAGTGATGAAACATAACCTAGTTTAAATGTATCTAATAATGTTTTATCTCCAGTTTGTTGCATTTTATTCATAACACTACCAAGCATTAATTCAAAATCATCTGCACTTTTGCCAAATGCTTTTTCACCTTCAATAAAAGTATCTTTACCTTGCATTATTGATGCCCAGTTTGACCTTGTTTTTTTAAGTTCAGGTGAAATGTCATCTATTTGTTTTTGAAAACCTTTTTCTAAATTTTTAAATATTTGACCTCTGTTTTTTCCTGTTGCACTCCCTATGCTAAAAGCTGATTCTTTCATATCCATCAATGCTCTTTTAATATTCTCTGCAACTTCTAAATTAACATTTCTAGTTAACTGCAAAGTAGTATTTCCAGCATCATCAGTAACTTCTTTTGTTAATCTGCCTAAACCTGCATCTTCAAGAAATTGATTTATGCCTTTACCAAGTTCAGGTCTATTTTTTGCTAAATCTAAAAATGACTGTCCTATGTTTTCATAGTTAGCTGTTTGTTGGTCAGCTCCTTTAAATATTTTATTGTATGCTCCTGATTCTGCATCTATCAACTGTTCTACAGATTTATCACGAAACATTTTTATATTACCTAAAGCTGTATTAGGTGCTAAATCTGTTTGTATAGTTTTAAATACATCTTTTGTTTTTTCTTTACCTCTTTTTCTAGCTACATCACTGACTATTGCACCACCTTCAGAAGATTGTGCAACAAAACCTCTAACTGCTTTAGCTATGTTTGCATCCATTTCTGGTATTATTTGACCTTTTTGTATATTTAAAATTATATCATCAATACTTAATCCAGATACTGTTGCAATTCTTTTAAGCTCATCTTCAACTGGTTTGCCTAATTCATCAGATATTTTTCTTAATAATTTACCTGTTCCAACTTTGGTTATTGCCTGTAGACCTTTTTCAACAGCTTTACCACCAGCAACACTTAATCCAGAACCTAAAGCAACATTCTTACCAAACCTTGCAAGATCACCAAAGTCATCAACTCTATCTAATATATTTGCATCATCTTGTGATCCAACAGAGGTAATACCACCTTGAACACCACCTACTGTTGCAAGTTTCCTTGTTGGGGTTCCAAAAAGAGCTTTTGCAACTGTACCAGCACCTTTTGCTAATGTTGGTGCTGCACCTGCTCCTCCTAGTGGTAAAGTCAACAATCCGGGTATAACTGCTCCACCTATTTCATATTTTAATGAACCTTCTTTGCCTCTAGCATCTTTTAATGCTTTTTGATTTTCTTTTAAATTTTTTGCATATCTTTCACTAAATGTTGACTTGTCATCATCATCACTAAATAAACTTTCAAAAAATGCTTCACCTTCATCTGCAAAATCCATAAGAAGACCTGCTGCACCTAATCTTACTTTATCTTCTGTAGTAAGTTCCTTTTCAGCTTTTACTTTATCATCAGTTGTTACTATATCAGGATTTTTTTTACCTTTTGCTATTATTTGTTTTGTAATTGAACCAGACATTACTTAGTTCCTCCTGATTTCTTACTTGGTATATTTCTCTTATCCAATTTGTATGCACTATCACCACTTGTGAAATAATTTTTGAAAGTTCTATCTAATAATGATAAAGAATATTTTTGCTCTAATTTTGTGCCTATTTTTGAAATTTGTGCAGGGGTTAATGAACCTGCCACTAAGTCACCATTATCATCAACTTGACCACCCTCTGCTAAAATTAAATTAACTTCTTCTTGTTCAGCTAATCCTTGTATATAATCTTTAGGATTTAATTGATTTATTGGTTGTGCTTTAAAACTATCTATCATTTCATTATATTTTTCTACACTATCTATTGCACCATTTTCTCTTTCCCATGCCCTTGTATGTTTATTAAATGATGCTGCTTTGTCCATTGCGTGTTTCATTGTATATAATAAGATTTTATTAGTGTTTGTAGTCATAGATAATGATGGATTTTGTGCTTCTAAGAAAGCAAGTTCTTTATCAGACAAGGCACCTTTCATTTGTGAAACCGATCCTAATACCAACTTATAAGCACCTGCTTTAAATGACTCTGCACTAGACATGGCTTGACTATCTACTTCAAATCCTAACATAGAACCGAACTGCCTCATTTTTAACAATAACTCCTCACCCATTCCTGTTTTAAAGTTTGGATCAGTTAGAAAAGTAAGTAACTGTTCAATATTAGGTAAATTTTTAGTTGCATCTGATGATGCTGTTCTTTGTTCTTCCCAATCTTTAAACATAAGTTTCAATCGTGACTTATCTGCTTCACCTTTAGTTTTATCTATGATTGTAGTTGTTGCACCACTTTTCGCTGGTGCTTCAAATGTTTCTAAAGTATTACCACCTGCATCTTGTCTTATATGTTTAAATAATAAATCACCTTTTTCATTTGTTTTTTGTTTTCCATCATCACCCATAACTGGACCTGCCATGATAACATTCATCTTACCTACTTTGCCTTTTTGTGCAGTAATGATAGATGGTATAAGTGATGCTACAGTTGCTTTTTTCTTAAGTTCTAAATCAGCTTTTTCTTTTTCTTTTTGCATTAAGTAAGCTGCTGGTGCAGAACCTGCTGATCCTGCTGCTCCAAGAAAGGTTGCTCCGGGCTTAGATGCGTTTTCAGCAAGTTTACTAAAGTATAGTAGTGATGCTACTCCCCAGTCAGGTTCACCACCTGTCTGCCCATCATATAAGCCTTCTGCTATCTGTTTTGCATAGTCAACAGCACTTAATGGTGTTGTTGTTTTGGTTGTTGCTTTTGGAGCATCTTTTGGTAATGCACCTGCATCTTCTTTAGATAAATCAGTACCAGAAACACCAAAGGTTTGGTTCATTAAATCTCTGTCTGCAGGAATGCTTTGCCCATAATCTGGGTCTGGAGTAGAGTTATAAGTAGTAAGAAAACTTTTTATATCATCTTTACTCATATATTGTTGAGGTGCTTGACCAGATTGTATTAATTGTTTTTGTATATTTTCTGGCAACCTAGCAAAGTTTTCTAAAGCAAATTCAGTTTCATCACTATTTAATTCTCTTTTATCTTCAGCTAGAAATCCAGAACCTATTTTTGTAGGTGTATCTGTTGTAGTTAACATACTTGGTCTTGCTGGATTTGCTTTTAGTATTTGTTCATTAGAACTCATTGCTGTTGCTAATTGTGGTATATTACCTAGAGCTTGGTTTTGTCCAATCATCCCAGCTATAGGCTTTAATTTTTTTGAAATATCTGTAAAGTTTGCTGTTCTTACAAAAGGTTGTTTTGCCATTTATCTATTTCCTAAATAATAAGCACTAGCTAATGAACCTAATCCACCTATTGTTTGACCATAGATACTTGGATTTTGTACATATTGCTGTCCTTGTTCTAAACCAATAGTTCTTGTTTCATATGGTACACCTTGTAATGCACCAAGAGCAAAGTTAATCATCTGAAAAGGATATTCTCTTTGTTCAACATAATCTGAATATGCAAGGTCTAATGCCATTTGATCAAGTTGCCTTCTTGCCTGTCCTGCTGTTAACATTCCAGATGCTGCTTGTTCAGTAAGTCCTTGAACTAATGGTGCATATCCTTGTAGGTTTTCTGCTGCTCTTAAACGACTTGCCTCTTGTGTTTCAAAACCTGCTCTCCTTGCATCTTCTGCTCCAAACCTTGCTGCTCTATCTTGGTCAAACTGGCTCCTCATAACATCTTCAGCACCGAATCTAGCTTGTCTGTCTTGTTCAAACTGTCCTCTCATAAGATTTTCTGCACCAAATCTTGCCTGTCTATCTCTTTCAGCTTGTTCTAATCTTGCTGCTCTATCTTGGCCAAATTGTTGTGCTGCAAATCCAAGACCTTCTCTTGCTGCTTGTGATCTTAAATCACCTGCTGCTCTTGCACCTTCTCCTGCTGTCATACCCTCTTGTATGCCTAATCTTGATCCACCAAATGCACCTGACCTTGCTGCTGTTGCTCTATTTCTCACATTTGCAAGTTCAGTTTGTCTTGCAACTTCATCAACTGCTGCATCTTGTGAACCTTGGTAAATATCTAAAAATGGTTGTGCTTGATCTATTGTAAATTGATTTATTTCTGGAGATGTACCTATTAAATCTTGCCTTGATGCCCCTGTATACTGCCCTAGTAAATCACCTCTGGACATACCACTATAATCTGCACCCATTAGGTCTTGCCTAGATGCTTGATCAAAGCCTCTGCCTAATTGACTAGACATTGCACTAGCTCTATCTATGTAAGGTTGGAAAGTAGATGTGCCTTGTGATAAAAGTCTATTTGCTGCTAATTCTTCTGGTGTAAGTTTAGAACCATCATATGATGCTATTCTTGCACCACTATATAATGGAAAAGCTGAAGATGCCATTTCTCCTGCTTGTTCATAAAGTTGTCTACCTGCTGCAGAAACCCATTCTGGTATTTGTGTACCAGTTAAAACTTTTTTTGGATCAGGTAACTCTGTTACTGATTGTGTACAAAAACCACCCATTTAAACCTCCACATAAGTAGAACCAGCTTTAACTAATCCTAATCTTTCATAAAATTTATCTTTTCTATCTAAATCTCCAGAAAATATATGACCTAACCTAATTTTCATTTTAGCTTCTTTTCCTATTTTTATAAAGTCTGCAATCAAGTTTTTTGCAATATTACTTTTTCTATGATCTTTATAGACATAAAACCAAAGGTCAGAAAGGTATTGCTCATCTGACCACCAATCAGTGGAAATTGTGCCTCCTATTGATCCTTGTAGTTGATTTTCCTCAGTTGCCACTAAAACTATTCCATTATGTATAATATTGTTTACTTTATCTACTAACTTATAAGAATTAATTGTAGGTACATATAATTCTGTTTCTTTGTGCATCACACTCAACATATAAGTTATTGCAGATATATCTAGTGCATTTGCTTTTCTTATCATTACATATTGCCTAAAGCACCCATGTCTTTTGGCATACCAGTTTCATCCATATTCTCATCAACCATTTCTTCACCTTGCATTGAAAGTGCATTAATTAATTCACCTAATTCTGGTAATAATTTCATTAGTGCTGCTTCAACCTTAGGAGTTACAGCACTATCCAATGCTGTTAAATCTTCTGGTGACATTTGAGTAAGTCTAGTCATTAATACAGCTTGTATATTTTCATCTGGAGTCATAAGACTTTGTGTAGCTTGTTGCTTCATGTCTTCAGTCATTTGCATTTGACTTTCCATAGGAGGACTTTCTCCCATCATATCCATTGGTTCTGCCATAATTAAATCTCCTTTTTTTGATATAGAATTGACCAATCAGTTTGTTTACTAAATGAACCTAAAATCCAACAAACTGGCTCAAAGACTTTTCGGTATAATTTACCTAAATAATCAGGTTTTTTTGTTTCACCATATATATATGCTATTTCATTGCCTCTGTGTACAACAATATGTCTCCAAAAATTGACAAACCAACCTTTTCTCATTTGTTTTACCATCCATACTGCCCATATATGATAACCTTTGACATGGTTAGGTGTTAGATAATCTCTTGTAAATTTATAATCATTTACAAGCATTTTACGATCAATTAATCCTTGTTTACAAAGTTCATTACATATTACTCTACCACCAAGCATACTTCCTATAGTCCCACCAACTATAGGTGCTAAAGGTCCTAAAACAGGTGTTAATAAAGCTGTACCTAATGCTCTGCCCACCATAGCTCCTCCAGCTTGTTTTGCTGCATCTATAGGCTTTGCTCCCATAGCTAATGATATTGCAAAAGATGCTCCTGCTGCTCCTGCAGAAGATGACCAGTTTGCTGCACCAGCATCTGTGTTCCAGTTTAAACTCTCAGTTACACTATCTGTATATCCTGCAAAACCACCACCTTGAGTTGCTGCTATTGTGTCTGCTGAAACATCCTTTCCAGCAGTAACAAGTTCATCACCTGATTTTAGTCCACTGTCTAATGTTAAAGCATCCTTTTTGCCTACTGCCATTATGGGGTCTTTTGATGTACCTACATTAGTAAGTGCATTTCCTTTATTTAATGCTTCAAAAGCATCAACATTTGCCTGACCAACATTTTTTGCTGCATCTAAACTTGATAATCCGGGTTTTACAACTAAATCACCAGCTTTCATTAATTTTAAACCAGCATCAGAAATATTACTTGGTATTGATTGCTCAACTTGAAATGGGTTTTTGCTAAATGTATTCATAAAGCCTTTACCAATTTTTGTTGTAGCATCTAACCCTGCATAATAAGGATCAACTAATGCACCACCGACTTGGGCACCAACCTGTTGTCCAACTTGACCAACAATATCTTTTCCTACTTGTTTCATTATTTCTTCAGGACTCATAGCATCAGGTGGAGCAAGTCCTCTATCATAAAGATCACGATACCTTTCTAATGCTTCATCATCAAAGTCATTTGATGGATCATATGTCCTTTGTCCTGTTTGTATTGTTCTAACCCATTCAAATATAGGTTGTGCTGCTGTACCATAAGTAAACTGCATATCTTGTGGATTAGAAAACTGATTTGCTCTTTGTTGATAGATACCATATGTTTGTGCTTTTTCACCTTCTTCATCAAGGTTCAAAATATTACCAAATGCACCATATACAGGTTCTGCCATTTTTAACTCCTATCCTATTTCTAAAAAACTGCCAACAACATGAAGTCTATTTGCTGTTGCTGCTGTAACTTTTAATATTTCACTTTCATTTATTACTAATGGTTGTGTTAATAATTCTTTTGTAGTGTTAGCATTTACTGCTTCTGTTTTGTATATACTAAACACATCTGACCCATTTGTTAAGGTTAATGTTATTGTATCATTACTACCAGAGTCATTTGATATTAAAATTGATCTAAAAATACCTACTTTAGCAGTTGGTGCTGTATATAATGTAGTAACATCTGTTGTTGTTAAATCTAATTTTGCATTTTTAAATATATTAGCCATAAAACCAACTCACTGCTTCAGCATTTTCTTGTGTTATTTTTTTTGAGGCATCTTCTGCTAAGTTTGCTACTTTGATTTGATTTTCCATATTATTAACTAAATTATTTGCCCATTGTAAATTATACTCATTTGGTGGTTGTGGTAAACGTATTGCTCTATTAATTGTTGCACTCATCTCAAACCATCCTGTCTTGCATTAAATCTAAAATCACCTAATGACCATTCATCTTGAGTTCCTGTACTTTGTATTTTAACTGCTACCTGTCTGCCTTTTGCTCTTGTACTTACCTTTTGTGTTGTAGATGTTATGGTAAATGGTCCTTTTACAACATCAGTATCATTTGGATATTTTCTTGTTTTTAAAGTAACTGATAAACTTGTATCTGCTGACAATGTTACATCTGGAACAATTTTATCAACCATGTAAGTATTATCACCTGCAAATAATTCTAATGATGAACTTTCAACAAAACTTTCCATTGCTGAACCATTGTCTGTTGTGCCTGTTTCATGGTTATAAAATATACCTGTTTCATCAAATGCAAAAGGCACTCGTCTTACGCCAAAAGCATCTGACCAGACAGTTCTATTTAATGAACCTATTGACCATGCTTGATCCTGATAATTAAAAGTAACATAACTATCTGGCTCTGGATTAGATGTACCTGCACTATTACTTGTAGATACATAAAACCAAGATACTTCATTATATTCTTTGTTATGTGCTGCAAAAGATTTGTCTATATAATCTTTTTGCATTCTTTCAAATACAAAATGCTGTACTGAACATGGTAATTCTTTAACTATGCCATCATAGACAAAGAAATTTGATCTGCCCATCCAGAAAACTGTACTATCTACAGTCATCATAACATTTTTTCCAGCAGAGCCACAATTAGTAGCAAGTAATCTAAATGAAAATATGAAAGGAGGTCCTACAAAGGTCATTCCATATAATGCTTCATCTGTTGCTATAATAGTTTCATCTTTTGATGTAGTTGTAGATACAATTTTTGTGCCTACTTCTAGTCTTTGATCTCCTGCAGTATTTGTAACTGTTGGTGCCCAAACAGCAAAGTCCTCTTGATCTGACCATCTTACTTGCATAGGATCAATATTTCCAGATGATGCAAGTGGATCAGTTCCTAATGCTAATACATGACGATCAGGAAAAGATATAGCTGTTAATGTTGTAGTTGTAGGCACACTTGTTGCACCTGATAAACTTGAAACTAAAACTGCTCTATTAGGACTTGATGATGTATCATAATAATAAATTGCACCACCTCTAACAGTTGCAATTAAATCTTCTCCCCATAAATTAAGTGACCATTGAGAATTAGATAATTTTACATCACTTGCAGAAGTTGATCTTGGTGTACCCCATGTACTGCCACCCCATGATCCTGTACCCCATCCTAGAGCTGGATCACCTGATTGCTGACCTAATCCTGCTGCTACACCAATTAAATATTTTATATCTATAGTTGTGCCACCACCAGCTGAAACTGTGCTTGTTGCTGCTGATGATACAGTTATACTATAGCTATTAGCATTAATATATGTAATTTGGTAACCTTCACTTTGATTTAATGTATCTGCTGTTACCCCACCTGTTGCAGTTGCAGAATTTATAACTACAAAGTCACCATCAGTTGCACCATGACTATTATCAGTTATTACAACTGTTGTACTGCCATCTGTTGTAGCAAGTGGATTTGTTAAATTTTCAGTTGTTTTTCTAAGTGGTGTAATATCATAAAGTGCATTATTTTCTAATATATATAAATGATTGTGAGTACCTATTGCTATTCTATCTTCACCATCAGTTATGGCTCTCCACAAAACCATAGTCCTAGCTATGCCTACTAATGATGTTTCTGTAGATGTAATGTTTCCTGCTGCATCAACTCTTGTATATATTTCTTTTAACCAGCCACCTATTTTTTCTGCATACCCATTTTTAAATCTAACTAAATCACCATCAACCCAAAAAGGACCATTCTTTCCGGCAGAATATTTTGTTATATCCTTTACTATTCCGGGTTTTATTTGCATTAGTTGATATGGCATTAAGTAACATTCCCCATTCTTTGACTTAATCTTTCAGCACGATTAGGTACTTGTTTTGCCCATTTGGAATCAAGCATTTGTATTTTTGCCTCTTGCCAGTTATGATCATTAACAGCTTGTCGCATACGAACAAAATTAGTTAATCTTGGTCTGCCGAGGTTAAACATCATATTAGCAACTATTAATTGTACTTCATCAGGTAAAGTATAAAAGTCTTCATATAATATAATGCAATCTTCAATAACCTTTTCAATGTCATTAGAAAAGCACTCATCAACCCTTTCTTTAGTAACCTCTGAACCTACCTCTAAATCATTCTCTGGGTCTGTAGCCTTACACAAATGCCCCACACCAAAGGTTTTATAACCAAGATGATCTAAATAAATTTCATATTTACAACCCTCATCTTCAGTCAATTCTTTTTTTAATATTTCAATATCCATTATTTTCTCTTTGCTCTAAGTGCCTCACAATGTTTCATATAAAAATAATTACCTATTTTAATAAAAAATTTACTTATTGATAACCAAAACCAAATCATTTTTTCATATTTTCTCTAGCTATACCTTTTGACTTTTCAAAACTCCTCATGCCACCAAGTCCTAATAATGAAAGAGTTAAAGTCATAAGTTCACCTGTATTCAATTCTGGAAGCAAAACATCTGGTGCCCATACACTCGTTGCCCATTCTGCTATAGGCATAATAAAAAACTGTGTAAATAAACCTAAAGCACATATCCACATAATTGCTGGTCTTGCTCCTGCAACAAATAAACTAGGATGTTTAGCTTGTTGTACATTTGCCTCTATTTGACCTTTTGCCAATTCTTGGGCATGACGTTCTGCCATTGTACTTAATTGGTGGGCAAGTTCATTTTTTTTATCTTTGTCCTCTATAAACTTACCTACAAGATTACTTACTGGACCTATCAATGCTGTTAACATTATTTTTCTACCCTTTTTGCCATTTGATTAAACCCTATAAATGAACCAATGACCCCCATGTTACTAAGCACCCATATTTCAGCTATGCCAGATAAATGATCAATTCTTTCCATAGGTAGTAATGGTGTCATCAATACAACAATAAATAAAGTAACTGATAAGGCACTAAACCAAACTAAATATCTTTGCTGATCTTCTTTTTTATCTCTATTTTCTAATAAAATAATTTTTTCCTTCATTTCAAACTCTTTGTCTGAAACTACACCATCATCATTAGTATCTAATTTTGCAAATTTTGAGTTTTTTTGTAATTTTTTTGTCATTGTATTATCTCATTTAAACCAAATACTTCTAACAACATAAAAGTAAAAAACAACATCAATATACCACCAGCTATAAGTTTGCCACTAAAGTTTGTTGATCCTATTTTTATAGCTACAAATTCATTACCAAGTATTCTAAGGGAAAGCTCAAAAGAATTATTGCTCATATCTAGATTAATTATTTTCTTTTTTTCTTCTGTCATTAGTACACCTTTACTTTTTTGGGGTCTACCTTTGGCACTAATTTGCATAAACATTGATATGTTTGCTCATCTTTACCCTTAACAATCGTTTGATTATGCAATCTTTTCTTATACGACAAACAATTATTTACATCTTTAAAATACACACCACCTTCTATTTGCAATCCTAAATAACAAACCAGCATGAAGGCAGTCATTACCTAACCAACAATCCAATCAACATAATTATAGCAGTACCAGATGTAGCAATCATAATATGCTCCATTCTCTTGATTCTTAATATTGTTTCTTTCCAGCGTTCATCACTTACTGCTAAGTGTTTTTCTAGCTTTACATGAACATCTTGCAATGTTGGTTTAGCCAACCTCTTTATCCTCTTGCTTATCCATTGTTTCTTTTAATGATGCTAACAATGAATTAGTAAAAACATTTTGTGCAACTGATACTTGATCTAATTGAAATCTAAGTTGCGTTGATTTAGCTTGTAAATCTTGTATTTGATTTTTTAAATATTTTTGTTTATCATCTAAATCTTGCAAATTGTATGAATTACCATCCAAAGTAAATATGTTTTCTTCACTCATTAAGCTGTGTATCCTTTACCTGCTGTAATTGCTGAATCCACTGCTGTCATGCTTTCACTTGTCCAGTAGTCTTTAGCTTTCATTATTTCTAAATGTACTACATTCCTATCCACACAATCTTGTTTTTCTTCAGCTTTATAATCAACCATTGATGTACCACCAATAACTGCATTTATTAATTCAACACTATGACCCATAGCTGTGTA